ATGCGTATTAAATTTTGGTGGTGATAAAACAGCTACTAACGGCACCTTTACGGTTCAGTTTCCAGCTTTTTCATCTTCTGCAGCAATTATACGAATAGCATAGGAGTAGCACATGGCCTTAGTAATCAATGACCGTGTAAAAGAAAGTACCGCAACTACTGGAACCGGTACAGTTACTTTAGGCGGTGCAATTCAAGGTTTTGAAACTTTCTTAGCGGGTGTCGGTAACAGCAACACTACTTACTACTGTATTGTTTTAAATGCAGAATTTGAAGTAGGTTTAGGTACCTTAGCAGGTGATAGTTCAACTCTGGCTCGTACTACAGTTATATCAAGTTCTAACAGCGACAATGCAGTAAACTTCTCATCGGGTACTAAATTTGTATTCTGTTGTTTACCAGCAAGTAAAACTACAATATTAGATGCTAGTAATAATTTAACGTTGCCCGGCAAATTAAGTATGCCTGATGTTACATCAGGTAAAATATTAGTTGCCGATGGCACAAGCTATGAAGAAGTAGCAGTAAGTGGAGATGTAACTATTGCTTCAAGTGGTGCTATAACAATTGCTAATAATGCTGTAGAAACAGCGATGATTAATGCTGATGCAGTAACGGGTGCTAAAATAGCAGATGATGCTATTAACTCAGAGCATTATACTGATGGTTCAATTGATACAGCCCATATTGCTGATAGTCAAATTACTAATGCTAAAATGGCAGATAATGCTATTGATACAGCAGAGATCGCAGCAAGTGCAGTAGAAACTGCAAAAATAAATAATGGTGCAGTTACAACAGATAAGTTAGGAGCAGATGCCGTTGATGGTACTAAAATTGGCGATGATCAAATAAACTCTGAACATTATGTTGCTGGTTCTATTGATACTGAACATATTGCAGATGCACAAATTACTACAGCAAAAATAGTAGACGCTAATGTAACTACTGCCAAAATAACAGACGCTAATGTAACTACTGCAAAAATAGCGGCTGATGCGATTACAGGTGCCAAAATAGCAGATGATGCTATTAACTCTGAACACTATACCAATGCTAGTATTGACACAGCACATATAGCTGATTTACAAGTTACCACAGCCAAAATAGCGGCTGATGCGATTACAGGAGCTAAGATTGCAGATGATGCAATAAACTCAGAGCATTATACCAATGCTAGTATTGACACAGCACATATTGCTAATGATCAAATAACAAATGCTTTAATGGCTGATGATGCTATTGATTCAGCACAGATAGCAGATGGTTCAGTAGATACTGCACATATTGCAGATTTAAATGTAACCACAGGAAAGATTGCAGCCGATGCGATTACAGGTGCAAAACTAGCTGATGATGCAGTAAATTCAGAACACTATACCGATGCTTCAATTGATACTGCACATATTGCAGATGCACAAATTACTACAGCAAAAGTAGCAGACAATGCTATAACAACAGCTAAATTAGCTGACAACCTAGCACCATCAAGACCTAATGCTTTACCTATAATTATTAATGGTAACATGGCAATAGCACAAAGAGCCCATGGAGCAGTAACAGGTTTAGGAGATGGTGATGAGGGTTACGTTAGTGTAGATAGAATTAGACATACGATTGATGGAACAACAGCAGGAAGATTTTCTTCTTCACAAGCTCAAATAAGCGATTTGCCTGGTTTTGCTGAGTCTATACTTATAGACTGCACTACAGCAGATACTTCTATTGCGGCAGGTGAGGGGTTTAATTTAGAATACAAATTTGAAGGACATGATTTACATCATCTGCAAACAGGACATTCAACAGCAAAACCATTTACTATTGCTTTTTATGCTAAAGCAGATGCGGCAGTAGTTTATTCAGTAGAGTTTAAAAACACTGACCACAACCGACATTGCACAAGAGCATTTACAACTACAACAGGTTGGACTAGGCATGTGTTAGCTTTCCCAGCAGATACAGCTTCACAATATACCAATGATAATCAACATAGTGCTAGTCTTAGATTTTGGTTACACGCAGGCTCTAACTTTACAAGTGGAACTCCTGCCAATGTATTTCAAGGCGTAACTACAGCAAACACAGTAAGAGATATTGGTTCAATTTTTGCAAACACAAGTAGGTTTATAAATATTACTGGAATACAAATGGAAGTAGGTTCATTTACTGCGGATACTATACCAGACTTTCAATACGAAGGTTATGGTGAAAACTTACAAAGATGTAAACGCTATTGTCAAAGTACATTTAATCAACACGAAGATATTGGTGCTGCATCAGCAGTAGGAATAATTATAACGTGTGCAACAGGAACAGGAACAGGTAGAGTAGCAACAGGACATCAATTCCCTGTTAGTTTTAGAGTCAGCCCAACTATTGTAGTTCGTAATCAAACTGGTGGCACGACAGGTAGTGGTCGGAATGGCGATACAGGTGGATTAGTAACTATGTCTGCTGGTAATGCTTCAACAGACTCAGGTCATTTTGAAAATTCTGAAAATTTTGGGAATGATGGTGCTCAATTACAATTTCAATTTTCAGCAACGGCAGAATTATAGGAGACTTTATGAAACCTTTAGGTATAAACACAATAAGTACAGTAAAGAAAATAACTATGAGTGGTGTGATTAATACTTTAAAAGTCGTTGATAGTGCTAATGATGTGCGTTTCGTACCAATAGCTGCAACTGATGATAGTGATAATTTAATATCACCTAACACAGATTACTTAGCGGTACTAGAATGGGCAGCCATAGACGGTAACACCATAGCGGATGCGGATTAGGAGATAGCTTATGTTTTTTGGAGCAACCACATTTGCTGAAGATTGTTACGGATCAGAAGGTGTACCATTAACAGCCGTACAAGCAACAGGTATTGCACTAGCCTTAAATCAAACAGCCGTTGTTACAGTAGCAGACGCAAACGTTAGTCTTACTGGCAGTGCGATGGCATTTTCAATTAATGAAGTTATTATTACAGCTAGTGCTGATGTACCAACAACAGCACCTGGTTTATTAACACTGAGCGTAGGTGTAGCTAATGGTATTGCTTGGGCTACAGTTAGTAACGGTACGACACAAACATGGACTACTTCTAGTACAGGCACTACTCAAACATGGGTGCCCGTGGATGAGGTTGAAAAGGTTGCTTAGTACACTTATAATGAATATAAACATACACAGTAGGTAATCATGGCATCAACATTCTCAAGTGACTTAAAAATCGAATTAATGGCAACAGGGGAGAACCCTGGAACATGGGGTGACAAAAGTAATAACAACCTTAATGTAGTCCAACAAGCCGTAGCAGGGTACGAAGAGATAGCGGTAACCTCTTCAGATATTACTTTGGTTATGTCAAATGCAGTCATATCTAATGCTAGAAACATGAGTATTAAATTTACAGGCACTTTAGGGGCTAACAGAATTGTAAATATGCCCGCTTCGATAGAAAAGTTTTTTAATATTATAGACGGCACTAATCACGCAGGGTTTACTTTAACTTTTAAAGTTACTTCGCAAACTGGTTTTTTGTTGTGTGAAGGTAATCATTATATTTGTCATTCCAACGGTACTGACATAGTTAAAGATCAAGAAACTAGATATTGGCGTGTCCTTGCGGCAGCTGAAACAGTACAAGCAGGAGCACAAATACTAGTTGATACTTCTGGTGCGGCCAGAACAATTACTCTACCAGCATCACCTGCGGCAGGAGATGAAGTAAGTTTTCTAGATTCAGAAAATACTTTTGATACAAATAATTTAACGGTAGGGCGTAACAGTTCAAATATTAATGGTTTGGCAGCTGACTTAGTAGTGGCAAATGAAAGAGCCTCTTTTAGTTTAGTTTATTCTGGAGATGCCACTGTTGGTTGGCAATTTAAAAATAGAGATCAATCGTTACGCAGTGGTTCGGATATTCTTTTAGATTCTCCAGGCGATGTTATTTTAGATGCTGATGGAGCAGATGTTATTTTTAAAGATGGTGGTACTGAGATAGGTAGATTCACAAACAGCTCAACTAATTTTGTTATTCAATCTACAGTATCCGATAAGGACATGATCTTTAAAGGTAGTGACGGAGGTTCGGCAATAACAGCCTTAACTCTAGACATGAGTGCAGCAGGTGCTGCAACTTTTAACAATGATGTAACTGCTTTTTCTGACGAGAGACTAAAATCAGACATAAGGACTATCGACAACGCTTTAGATAAAGTAATGAATATGCGTGGTGTCACTTTTGACAGAGAAGGTAGAAAAGGAACTGGTGTAATTGCTCAAGAAATGCAAAAAGTAATGCCAGAAGTAGTACACGATGAAGGTGTGTATATGTCAGTTGCTTACGGCAACCTTGTGGGTGTTCTTATTGAAGCAGTTAAAGAGTTAAAAGCTGAAATAGAGGAACTCAAACATGACAATAAAAAGTAGTGGCTCTAGTTTAGCAATATCTGAAATAGCGGCAGAGTTTGGGGGAAGTACTCCACATTCAATGTCTGAGTATTATTCTGGTGGAGATAACGTACCTTCAAGCACAGGAGACATAGCATCATCTGGTGCTAACTCAATGTCTAATTTTTACGGTACTTCAAATCGTATAATTATTACTTTGACTATTTCAGGCGATACAAACAATTATAATATATTTAGCAATAAGGGTGGAACTTACTCTGCGGGTCTAAGTGATGTGACTTTAGTAAACAACGCAAGAATTTCGTCCAGTTCGACAGGCACAGCTGCAGTAGATACAGGTTCTGGTTGGGCAAACGGTGACACTATTACCATTGATAATAACTCAACCATTGTCGGTGATGGTGGAAACGGTGGAGCTGGTAGCAGCAGTGATGGTGGA